AATTCGTTCGTTCATTTTGAGTTTCTCCTAAATAGAAAACTCCCGGGGGACCTTATAGGAACAGAACCGGGAGCCGTGTTTTACTTTACGCTTTTTGACGATTGCGAATCATTGCCAAGATGTCTTGAGCACGACTTTCGCCGCCTGCAGATGCATCTGTGCTGTCAGCGGCTGCGGCAGGTGCTGCCTTGTCTACTGGTGCTGATTCTTCTTCTGCATCATCATATGATGGAGCAGGTGCTGCCTTAGGAGAGGCAGATTTATTAGGATCACCAGTGTTCTGGCTCATGCCAGCTGGTTTGAAATACTGACCCCAACGTTCCATATCATATGGCTCGCCATCGACTGATGCTTCAAACATTTCTTTCATGACTTTTAGTTCAACTTCACCTGGCTTCTTAGGTAAGAAGTCTGACAAATTAAACAAACCGTGTTGTTTAATAGCAGCCTGTTCTGCATCACTTAATGGACGCTCACGACGTGCCCAAGAACTTGTTGAGTAGTCAGCATATCCACCTTTTGATGTTTTCTTCATACGATAGTCTAAACCATGTACATAATCAGTTGGCAAATCTTCCAATTCTGGATCGACCAATGCGGCACGAATTGATTGGAAAATCTGAGGACCGATAATGAAACGACGGATTGGATTTTCTGGAGTGTCTTTTTCTCCTAGTCCGTCTTCTGCAACGAAACCTTGGAAAATATAACTACGTTTTTTCCAGTACTTACGACCCATGTCTTCTAATGCTGGATCTTTAAACCAACCACGTACTTCTGAAAGGATTGGGCAAGTGTTGCCTTCACCATACATTTCTACACATGGTACTTGTACTGTAATTTGTTTTGATTCTGATTCACCTTTGATTCCAGCGAATGGCAATTTAATCATTGCACGTTCAACCCAGAAAAAAGTGTTGTCTTGATTACCGTCGGGTAAGAAACGAAGTACGGACTCACCGCCTTCTTTGAGATTCCAGAATGGGTAAATTGAATTATCACCACCTGTTCTATTGTTGTCTGAACCTTTTGATTCAGAAGATTTTAATTTTGCCCGAATTTCTGCCAAAGTTGCCATAATATTTCTCCTATTGTTAGCCTTTGTACTACTTACTTTTTTGCCTATATTTGCTTAGAACCCTCTAAACAAAAAGCGCATACATGTTATTGTATACTAGTTTATTTAGCAGAGCAAGAAGAATCTTGCTCTAAATGTGACTATATTACTCGTTTAACGATGTTGAACCAAACTAACAATTCTATTTAATTCGTCGTTTTGGAAAGTAGTAGTTTCACCGATTGCTTCTTCCATTTCGTCTTGTCCCTGTGCGCCGCCGCGAGTATCGATTACTTCACCGCCTGCCTTAACTCCAGGAACTGCTTGTACTGATGCAGGGCTTGCACCTTGACCTTGCGCAGGTGCTGCTGGCTTACCACCGTTTGGAGCACGAGCAAGAATAAATGGATCTGTAGGATCTGCGCCGCCCAGCCATTTCTGATCTTCTGGACTTAATGCTGCCCATGCTGTTGCCTGCGGACTACCTGCCGGCCATGGACCGGTCGCTGCTGGTGCTGCTGCCTGTGCTGGTTCTTTATTCATTTCTGCACCTGCGGCTTTAGCTGCATCTACTGATGTTGCGGCTGCCGGAGTACCGGCTTGTGGTGCTACAGGATCTGCTGCCTGTGGTGCTGGAGCAGCTGGTTTTGCTGCAACTGCGGTTTTCTTTGCTGTGCCATCTGGATTCCATTTCGAAGCATATTGGGAATCCCAACGCTTGTCACTTCCCATAAGACGATCTGCCCAACTAGATGGACGTGGTCCTGGACTACCTTTTGGTAGTGCTGCAGGAGTAGTTGGTACTGGACTTGCGCCTTGTGCCGGTTTAGTTCCAGATAGTTTTGCTTTTTGAGCTGCGTTAGCTTGGGCAAGTTTAGCATCGAAACTATTACCAGCTGGTTGATTAGCTGGGTTATTTTTTGGGTCGGCATTATAAGTTGGACCAGCTTCATCTATTTGTGCTAGATAATCACGTAGTCCACGTGCTTGTTCAATTAATTGTGATTCGTTAAGTTTTTTCATTGTTATTCCTTTGAAATTGGAGCATTGCTAATCAAATCGATCATTTTTCTAAAGTCGATCTGTCCTGCACCGCCTGGCATTTGCACAGGTTGGTCTGGCATTTGTTGTTGCATTTGTGGTGCTATGTCAGTTTTAAATTTTTGTTGTAGTTGCTGTGCTATCTGTTGTCCTGCTTGTGGATTGTTTTGAATAGCCTGTAATTGTTTAATAATTGCATCAAGATTTATTTCCTGTTGATCGCCAGCTTCGTCTATATTATGATGTACACCTGCTAGATGTTTAATGTGACCTAACTCACTGCTCGACTCGCTTGGATCCAACTTGTCAATGCCCTGGATAACTTCAGCTAAGGCACGTTCAACTTCTTCTTGATTTTCATCAGTTAATAGTTCTTCAGCTGCATCCTTGGCGTGCTTTTTAGCACGAGTTCCGCCGATAGTAAAGTTCTTTTTCTGAGGACTCCAAAAACCGGATATTGATTTTATAATTTCTTCTTTATAGTTTGTATCTTCCGATGTAGTACCGAATTCATCAGGATCCATACCACACTCTGCCATAGCTTGTGCAATAGTACATTCTTTAAATCCAAAATCCATCTTAGTATCTAGTCTAGCACCGCACTCCATAGCTTTGATCAATTTAGCTTTAAGTTTTGCCATACTACTACCTTCTGCAACAGGTGCAGGTTGTGCGGGAGCAGTCATATCGGGGGTCGCTGCTGGCATTGCTGATGCATCAGGTGCAGGAGCTGGCATTTCAGGTGCAGGAGCTGGCATTTCAGGTGCAGGAGTTGATGGAATCTTTTCTCCGCCAACTGGATTGTTTGAATCAATGTTGTCTAATTCTTTGCTGGCAATAATGTGCTGTGCAATTTCTTGTGCACCGGGAGCAAATGGTTCGTTGATCTTGTCATCAGCTAGGTCTGTAAGATACATCTTAATAGCAGTACCAACATCATCGTTATCAGTTAGCCCTTTTAAATATTCTTTAGTAAATACTTCACTATCAATAATACCCTTTAAGCTAAGAGCAGCATTGATACCGTCAACCCCTGGCTGTAGCCCGCCTGCTAATAAATCTTTTAATTTATCAACTGCTTGTGCTTGTCTAGCAACATCCTTACTAAACAAATCATTGTGTCCTTCTGCACTTTCTACATCTTCACTAACAATGCTATCAAGGAATGCTTCAAATTGATTTTCATCTAAATCAAGAGATGCACCGAATTTCTTTTCGCGCTTAAACTTAACACCTAAAGCACGGTCGGCTTTGTTTACTTTTGATTTGTCTAATTTTTCATCTTCTTCATCATCAAATGTAGATGGATTTTCTTCGTAATCAGTTTTGGTATGTTTAATACCATGTTTTGTTTTTTCAACTTTACCACCCTTGTGTGTGGTGAATTCTTCTTCGTCCTCGCCAAGTATATCTTCTGGCGATAATTCTTTAACTGGAATTTCACTCTCGTCTACTAGACGGAAAATGTATGGGAAGGCTGTACGTAATTCTTCATTGAATGTGCGAATTGTTAGTCGATCAATCCAGTCACTCATAATTTCTTCTGGAATCATTTGCTCTTCACGATCTTCAAATGACTCTGCAAATTGTTCGTAGTATGCTGGGCGTTGTAAGTTGTGGACTTCTTTTTTAACAGCTTCAATGCGTTCCATTACTTTAGTAGTAATATCGCCCATTGCTTCACTTAGTGTTTCGTTGCGGCTAACATAGCCTTTGAATTTGCGTAGCTGTGCCAACTCTTCTGATAAACTAGTGATATGTTTACCAATTGCATCGTATGGAATACCGCCATGCTTTAAATGTTCTGCTAGAGCACGAGCACCATTGAGATGCTTGTATGGATATTTAAAACGCTCGCCTTGTGCATTTTCTACGTAGATACTTTCAATATGCATTGTACGACCGGCTGCTAGGTCAGTGTTAACTGGTTGGCTATGTTTGATGACCAAACGTGCTTCACCTAGATCTTGATAGCTAATTCTATTAGTACCGTATAGTTTACTTTCCATCATTGGAGTTTGTTGCATAACTGGTTCTTCCTTGGGCTTGGCTCTAAATGCATAATCACGTTTGTCTAATTGATCTTTTCCGGTATTTTGTACATCAAAATTTAATAGGCGATCTTTGGCAAATTGTCTAAAACTGCGAATGAAATTAAATGCACCTGGATGTTTATGATCAGCTAGATTTCCACTAACTTCTAATACAACACCCTCATTTTCATCTAAGGTGATTGAAATTGTTCCTAGATTTTTTCCAGCTTCTTCATACTTAAATGAAAAGAAGCGAGCCTTAGGAATATCTGCTTTTCTACTTAAAACAGTGCCATTTTCATCGCCTATTTCAATGTTAGGAAACCGTGTTTGTATTTTGCCATACAAATCTAGTGCTATTTTGTTTAAATTCGTGTTCATGTTATATTTATCACAAGCCTGTTGATATGTATATAGGCAGAGGAAGATCAAGCTCTTCGTCGGACCAGTCACTTGTAACCTTTAAATGCTCAAACACTCTAGGATCCCATTCTGCCAACAAGTTTGCCATGCGAATTATTAGCAATAAAGCAGCTACTAAATCGTCGTGTTCGCCAACCTTTGCTTTAAAACTAGTACCAGCTGCAATATAGGTTTTAAGCTCTGAAATTAAAGGACGACTGTTTAACTGCATTTTGTCCTCTTCGATTAAGTACTTTACTTTAGCACAGGCTGAAATTTTATTACCAAAGGTTGTGTTGAATCCCTTACGGAACTTCTTCACGTGGCCTTTGCGTAATGGTTCGCTTAAGAATAGTCCCGGAAAAGTTTCTTCGCCTAGATTGTCAATAACTACTAGCGCACTTTCGCCCACTGTGTTATTTTCAACTGACCAATAAATGCTATCGTAATTCTCAGTACCTATTTCGTCTTGGATATATTTTAAAATATCACGGAATATTTTAACTTGTCCCTGGATTGGAGTTATATTATGCTGCCACTCTGCTACTTGCGTCATACTAGGCATTTCAAATACTTCAATAGCTCCATAATCACCACCTGTTCCTAGACTAGGATCTAAGGCTGCTAGATATACATGACCTGCTT